TTGTGATTTAACTGACCAACAAACTCTAAACCCCATGCGCCGTACTCTTGAGGTGTAGCAGGCGCACGGTGTGCCATTGGAGTGCGCCCTCGCATATAACCGCCACGTATTGCCGCAAGTCGTGCTTGACTAGCGGTCATAGGCTCAGCGTTATTATCTCGCGGTTGCGCCATCCGTGTCCCTGCAACCATTTCTGGCTTTCTGTCAGCTTCAATATGCTCATACAGGGTTTGGCTAGCCCTCATCCACGCTTCATCATTTATAAGCTCATCATCATTAAGATCGGTTGCCGTGTTTGGAATCGGCATATCGTCATTAATAATAGCACCAACGTCTAAATCAATTTCACTAGCTTCATTTATTGACGCAGCATATGGGCCCGTCCCCATCCGGGTTTCTAATCTACGTAGTGCAAAGCTCTCGACTTGATCCATTAATCTGTACCTTGAGTTGTTGAATTACCTGAGCCAAACCAATTACTCCAAAAAGAAGAGTTGTTTTGCTGGTTTTGAAGAGCGGCCTCTTCTTCGGCCTCTAATTTCATTTGAGCCGCTTTAGCAACTGCTTTTCTTTTTAAAAGCTCTATTGTTTCAAATTGAAAAGTTTTTTGGGTTTGTGAAAGATTACTGTTGGTTACGGCTTGCTTTGCAACAATAATGTCCTCGGGTAACCAGTCTTTTGCTGCCTTGCCTACTGCGTCACGAATAAGCCCGTGAGGTGCTAGAAAATTTAACTCTGAGTCAACTGCGCGAAAATACATTTCTTTGACAGAACGATATGCGTCTGCACCTGAGAGCGGATTATCTTCATCATTAGTTAACTCAAAATATCTTATTTCAGCTTCGGCTCTGCGTTCGTAAATATCTTGGTCTGCTTCAAAATTATATTCAGCATCTGCACCAATTACTTTTGCAAGTCGCTTTTTATACTCCACACGTTCTTTATGTGCTGGTGTTTGCGACTTTGCCCTATCCGCATTTGATATAATTTTCTCCAACGAAGTCTGTGTAATTTGCCCATTAGGCCCCATCATATCCATTGCATTAGCTACAATGTTATCAATTTCTTGCTCCGTTTCGGCATTGTGGATTTGTTTATGTATCCCGACAACAATTTCAACATCGTCAATTGGCGCATCACCACCACGCGCAAGCTTTACCATCACTTCAGCTGATTTTGGTGTAATATCACCAGCAGCCTCAGCCTCTAAAATATCGACTTCTGTTGGGCGTTGTTGCTGGTCGTTATCTGTTGCATTTTCACTGTCAGCCAAACGGAACCTTTTAAATAAATTGGCTGCATTTTTCTTTTGTTTTTTATCTAAAACTTTAGCGTCATCACGTTCTTTATTTTCATTCTGCGTAACAAATCTACTAAATAACCGCTCTGACAAAGCATTAGCTTTTGAGGTAAGCGCATTTCTTGTTTCTGGCTGAAGGTCAGAAAACTGGCTTGGATCAAGCAGCTTTTGCAAAACAAGATCAGCGTCAGCTGAACGGCCTGATTGTGCAGCAGCATTTAACTCTTGATTCACTGTTATTTCATCAATGTCGCCGGCCGCAGAAATATTGTACTTAACTGCATCCACATCTTTGATATAACCTAGCTGGCTCATATGTTCATAAAGACCAACCCCAGAGTTATCAAAGTTTTCAAATAATTGATTTGTTGCAGAATTGACCTGTGATTTTGTACCAGTAGCTATTTGCTTTTTTAAGTCGTCAGCTCGTTCTAATAAAACCGCTGTATTGTAATCATATATATTTGTTCTTTGAGTTTTTAAAAAGCTTAACCTATTGGTTTCCTTTAGGTTTGATAGCTCAGCTGCAACAGTAGTCTTTACGCGAGGGTCTTTTATTCCAGCGAGCGTTTGCGACTGAATTATACCAGCAGTATTATCGAAAACATTACTAGCTTCATCAACGGTTTTGTAACGTGTGTTTTGTGAGTTAATAACAAGGTTTTGATATTTGCGATTTGCTTCAGATATTAAAGAGGATGATTGTGCTGCTCGCTCTGCCTTTTTTTCCATCTCGTAAAAAGCAGACGTAACTTTAAAGGCTGTATTTGCAAATTGCGTCATAGCACTTGTACCGGCTGATAAACCGCCCGGGCTTGCTTGAACGCGCATCATTTGACTGCCAACTTGGCTAGTTGCTTTTGTCTGTCTTTCGTATGTTGGAACTCTCATCAGATACCCTTAGCTTTAGCTGCACCAGACAGCAAACTACTGCCAGCTTTGAAAAACCCGGCTTTTCTTGCCGAAGACGCATACATATTATTTAAGTTTGCTTGCATCCGTTGCTCTAAAGCACTTTCGGTTTTTTGTTGTTTACCCACTTGTGCATTATATCGTTGGGTTGCAATTTCTTCGTCAGCCTCATTAGCATTGGCCATTGCTACCTTTAAGGCGGTGCCGCTATCAGCTATCCAACCATTATACCTAAATGATTGCTGGGTCGCGGCTTGCAAATTTTCAAACCTTTTTTCAAACCCAAGTAAGTCAATTTCGGTCTGGTATACAAGCTGTTCGCCTTCTTGCTCTGCAACCTTGGCGTTTCTTTCGTTAATAGACGCATTATAACGATACGCTTTTGCTTGTGCTTTGCCTTCTTGCATTGCACCAATGCCGCCAATAACCGCACTGGCAATCATTAACTCTGGCCCTGCCATTTACTTTAACCTCGCATATCTAAAATAATCTCGGCCATCAACGCCGTACTGGCGCATTAAACCTTCTTGCTTAAAACCTAAATATTCACAAAAATTCACAGCTTGCGGCCAGTCTGAACGGACTGCTGCTTGGACTCGGTTGAATCCGTTTGTCTCTATCAATCGCTCAAAATCACGGTGAATCGCCTTGACCACACTTAGAGCCTTTTTATTGATGCGCCACGTTGCGATTATCCAAGCTTCTCCAACGCCCGGCCATAGGGGCTTAATACCGGCAGAACATACGATGTGCCCGTTGTGAATTGCTGTGAACGCTAAGCCCGGCGCGTAAAGGCCATCACCAAAACCAATGTAATCCTCAAAATTTTCAACTGACGTATCGTTACTGTTTTGATTAAAAATATCGTCAGCATGAGCTGATTTATATTCAATAATCCTAATCACTGGTCAAAGGTAATCAATCGCGGATAAATCGCTAATATTGTTAAAGGTAAAGGCTGGTCTTGTCGGACAACAATGCTAGCCTCAGTCTCAAAGCCCCCACGGAACTCGACCTCTTTATCCCCGGTAAACAAAGGCGTTGCAGTGTCCATAACATTTGCTGATGATCTAAACGGCACGATATCAAGCTCTTTTTCGCCTGAGCCTATTTTTGCACCAACACTCCTGTACACTCTCAAGGTAACGTCATGCACTCGCTTTATTTTGCCTTGGCTTGTACCTTCTTGGCCACCAGCCTCAAGTCGCATAGTTTGCATTGTTGATTTGAATGGCAAACCAACATGAGCGATTTCAGTAGCCCGATCTAGTGTTATAGCTCCACTTGCTACAACCTTGTCCGGGTGTGTAGCCCCATCAGCTAAAATGGAAACTGTCTCGCCCTCTAGGTGCCCAAGGCCGCTCAGTGAGGTAACTGGAACGCCACTATAACTCAAACCACAGTCAACAAAGAAAGCATCAGTTACATCAGATCCAAAGTCAAAAGAGCTGAAAAGCTCAACTTGGCGAACCGTTGAACCATTTACATATCGTTGAACAATAATATAAATCTGATCCTCATCAAGATCCCCGGGCACAACCGCAATGCTTTCAACTTTTGCATGGGTTAAAATATTGTCTGTTTGTTCGGATGTTGGTGCGGATGTCAAAGACACAATATCATTTGTAAAATCTAAAGTAGTTGATAAACGAAATTCATTATCTGATATCTTTTGAACAAAATATTCAGTGTTTTCAGCAAGTCCACCTATTGCTGTTCCGGCAGTGTCGTAAAAAATTAACTCTCCAGTTTCCAAACCATGCGCGACGCTGTAAATATTGGAATTAGCAATATTAATGCCTTGATAAAAATGCTGAACAGTGTCGGTGGATGGTGCTGAGAATAGTTCTAAAGCTGTACCACCAGATGCATTAGCTGCGCTTGACGCGAGCTTTATAGTATTTGCATCGCTTCTTATTACATAATAAAGAGCATCATTTGATAACCCGGTTATGCTGTTTGAGCTTGCGTTATAATACACTACATCGCCGGTTGCTAAGCCATGACTGGACAAAGTTATAGTATTGTTTGATGTGCTTACAGTTGTGGAATTAGCGGTAAAGCTTATTGATTGAGCTATAATGTTTTTTCCAGTATCGGACTTGCCACCAAGAATATGCTTGTGCCACGCGATTACTTGCTCTTCTCGGCGGTAGGTCATCCCGACAAGTTTACCATCATTTAAAACGCACCAAACGACGTTGTCGGGCTCTTGTTGGTGCGCCATTTCTTTGATGCCGCTATCTGTAATATGTTCCGCTAATATGCTTAAATCTGGTGCTTGGTAGCTGTCAGTATCAAAATTATAAACCAGCTCTCTTATCTTTCGTTTAGCTCTCTGGACAAACAGCGTTACGTTGCCGACCTGAACAGGCTGGATGTTTGCTGATCCGTATGAGGCTTGTCTTTTTATCTGGGCGTTAGTGGGGCTCAGAGGCTCCGGGCTGCCTGATGCAGATACAGCAAATTCTCCACCCGAAGTGCCAACAATCAATGCCCGGCTGCTTGTTAGGTATCTAATTACATTAACTTGGCTAGACCCAATTGTGTATATAAGCGCATCGTCAGCGTCAGTTCCGTCAGCAAAGTCTGTAAAGTCTCCAGCAACAGAAAAGAATAGTGTTTGTGGCTGGGTGTTTGTATTTGCAAAAACAAGTCGTTCTTCATAAAATGTTACAGCAGCTGGGAAGCCTGTAGTATTAGAAAATGCACCAAGAGCCCAATTGTCACTTGCTTCTAAAACACCAGCAATCGTTACGTTTTGTCCAGCTGCTTCATCGGTCAGGTCAACGCTAGGGGCAAGAAGCATTGTGTCGGCTGTAACTTCGACCAGCAATGCGTTTGTAACATTATTTCCAGATGTCCCGGCATTGGTGATTGTCACCTTCATGCCTTTTTCAAAACCTTCTTTTATAAAATTACCAGCGGTGTCAGTAACGCGATCATTATGTTCAAGGTTTGTTGTTGATGGGTCACCCTCAAAAAAAGCTATTGTTGTGCCGGTGATTGACGGCATCAACTCAGTTCGTCTATCAGTATTTTCTTGAACAGCAGCCGTTACAGTCGTCGCATTTGTAAAAGCGGTAATTTTGGCAAACCCATCATGCAGCCTAACAATACGGCCAACATCAGTGCTTACAAAAAGATCTGCGCTAGCTGTTATTGTTACATTGCCGGTTCGGCCATTCGCTACAAGGGTTGTGTCTGTTATGTTATCATCTTGCATTGGCCCACGACGAAACGTGACCGCCGTAAATGTCCACGCAGTATCGCTTGTACGGGTTATTTGGTAGACTGGGTGTGAAGGATGCACAATGTACATTATGTCAGCAGATTGAACGTATTTGAGTTCTGCGACTTGTGCGCTAGTGTAAACCGTTGTGACCTCAACAGGGCTACCACTTGACACGACAGTGCCGCCATCCTTGTGGATTCGGAAATATTCATTGCCAAATTCTAGAACGTAAGTTTGTTCAACATTAAACTCAAAAGGAATTAGACGGGTTGCGTTAGCTGCTGTTTTGACAGCATTTACAAACTTTGTGCCCGGTCGTCTTGACGCACCGCCGTGCGGGTGCACAAGAAAGTTTTCTAATTTCTTTGAACCATTAACGTATTTTTGTATGTCGGTTCTGCCATCAAGCCGAGGACTAAGCTCGCCAGATGTGAAATTGTTTAGTGCTGGGCTTGCTTTTGCCATTAGTAACGCGACCTTACAAATGTGTCAGCTTCAAGAGATCCGCTATCAGTTACGCTTGTAATGCTCGCCGGTGTTCCCTCTGTTGCGTCAACAAAACGAGCCTCTGACAGCTTGTTTCTATATAATTCATAAAGATTTGCAGACAGTGCGGCACTACCAACAAGTCCATATGCAACATCAGCGGCAAGGCTTGTTGCTATTGTTTCAGTAAGTGATAGGTCATATTCAGCTGGGTCAGTGACACGGCCCACATAAATCAGATTTACATTAGATTCGTTGGTTAAAATTTTACGGCCTTCAACCCGGTATACTAAATCATGGTAGTCTAGCGACAATACTCGCAGACAATAAGGATCAGTCGGCAATGTAAAAGCATATGAAAACTCAAATGCTGGCGCAGTGCTATCTGCTGCAAGTTTTTGCCTTTGAATTAAACAATTCCAAGGGTGTGCTCTGAAAACAGAATCACGGACAAACTCATAGCGTTGGTTTAAAACTCTCGCAGCTTTACTGTCTTCAGTCAGGCTTGTGATATTTGACGCGCCTATCATGTTCAGTGAGCTGTTACAGATATCCACTACTGATGCCATTTATGTCCCCTGTAATAAAAAAGGGGCAAGATGACCCTGCCCCTTTTATTTTTAGTTAGTTCACAACGTATGATATGAGGAAGCTCATATCACCAGCAGTGCCACCTGTAGCGTTGAAAGTCACCGCCACATAGTAGAACCCGCCCGGATCAGCAGAATCACCAGCCAGCTCATAAACTTTTTGGCCAGCAGTAGTTATATTTGCTGCCTCAAAGCGAACGTCTGCCATTGCTGCTGCATCAGCCACTGATGATGCAAAGACATCTTCGTCTTTCACAACGCCAGCTTCTGTGTACAAACCCACATTAAATGTACAGCTACCACCAAATGTGTCAGATCCTACAAAGATTTGCGGGATACTTGCATTGGATGGAATTGGTGCAAGCATGACAATGTCATTGTCAGTGCTATCACCAGCTGCCAAAGCAATTGTGCCCTGCGCTACGCGCATAACACCATGCAGATTTGTGGCATCGTTTACTGTTTGTGGGGTAGCTTCAAAGTTAGCCACTAAAGTTGAATTTAATGTTGTCATAACTAGCCCCCCTTACGCTGATTCATCGCACAAGACAGAAACCACTTTGGATTCTTCCATGCGCGTTGCACCAAAAGTTGCACAATAGTAAACTTGAGTTGAATAACTCTTGTCAGACCGCTCATCAATGCGGCTTGTGACGTCCTTACCAACAGCCATTTTGATCCCATCACCAGCCCACGCAAAGCATGTGCGGATGTTAGAAGCAACGGCCAGCCGAGTTGTTGTGATGAACTTGAAACCTAAGAAAGTATCAATGTCACCCTGCACCAAAGCTTTGACAGTATTGAAATCAGAGCTAGTTACAGATGTTGTGTTCAACAACGCCTCAACTTGATCCGGGCCAACGGCAATATACCGTGGGATTGATGGATCTACTGATGCCAGATCAAGAGTTTTCTTGGCTGTAATCAGTTTCGCTATTGTAAGATCAGCTGAACCATGAGCAATAATGTGGCTTGAGTCCATAGCTGTACTTGTAGCCCCGGCCTTTCCAGTCAAAGAACTACCAGTGGCAGCAGCAATGATTGTGTCGTCCATAGCCCGGCCCATCGCAGCAGCAGCTGCTTTGGCATATGAGCTTGTAGGGTCAGCAAGAAGTCTTACCTTGTCGCTATCGTCAATAAGGTCAGCCCATTCATAGCTGTCCATTGTAACCATTCTTCGTGAATGGGGGGTTTCGACCATGGGTGTGTCCCCATGACGAGAAGTGCGTTTTACCGCAGCAGAAGATCCAATTTGATCAAAGAAAGCTTTTTCGCCTGTTACACTTTCTTCATCAACAGAACCACGCAGCAAAGAACCCATTTGCTGAGACAGCATGGATACGTTGTTGCTAAACTGCTGGACAAACGCGGTTGTGATTTGAGTGCTCATTGCACATTCCTTTCACTTTGCGTTTAAAAATATCGCTACCCGACAGACCGCCGGACGAAAGGTTTTGCAAGTAACGTGTTGCGACGCGGGGGCTAGTAAGCTTTTCCCGATTGTTTGCTTTGGCTTTTGCTCTCTTGGGCCAATGGCTTATCAAGAGGCTTTAAAACCCACTGCAAATTTTTTTCGGCATGACTCAGCGGATCGGAAATAACCGCAGCTGATCCGGTTTCCATCGTTAGACGAAGAACCTCTAGCCGTAATTCTTGATTATCCAATTGTTATCTCCGTTAGCCGTAGACTTTCTTGGACATACCAATCATGTTCTGGGTGCCGGGCATCCCACAATGGGCCGCCGGGGGCTCTGATTTCAGCAAGCTTGGCAGCTGCTTCAGATGGTGCCATTGCACCGTTTGATTTTACGCCCTCAAGCGTATCTTCACCCATTTTTTCTTTCATAAACTGGCCAATGTTGACCATCATTTTAATAATGTCAGGGTGGTCACCCAATGTTCGACCATCAGCAAGCTGAATCTCATCGATGCCTTCGGCTCCAAATTGTTTGGCGACGGCATTGCCAGTGCTCATACGGTCTTCAAATGCTTGCCCGTACTCTTTTTTTAGCTCGGTTTCAGTATCCATAACCATTTGTTCGGCTTGCCCAGTATCAACTGAGCTTTGGCTTTGGTTCATCTCGTTATAATCTTGTAAGACAATCTGAGCTTGGCGCGGTGATAGACCAGCTTTGTGCGCCGTGCCTTTAAACCACTCCAACATTTTTTCATTTGGCTCTTGGCCTTCTGGCAAATTGTTTGACAGCTCATAGCCTGACGGCTCTTCTGGTCTACCTAACTTTGTATATACGTTATTCCAATCATCATCGGTCGCATGTTTTCCGGGCAATGCAATTTTGTCTGCCCCGATCATAGACTGTGCGTTGACATAGCCTTTGGCCAGTGAACCTACATCTTTAATTGTGTCTAGTGATTTGTGACCCCGGATTTCTTCCGGGATGCTTGAACGCCAATCATCGGCGACAGACTGGGTTACCTCTGCGTCAGCAAAGACCTCAGTTACCTGTTCTTCATTCATCGTTCATCATATCCTCTAGTTGTTTCATGTCACGCAGCATCGATTTTATAAAAAGCACTACCGTTCGCTGCCCTTCACGGTAGGCTGTCTCAGTT